GGGGGGCGTGTTTAACCCATACAGCGACTGGGAGCGCGGGTAGCAACCAATGTTGGTTGTACTTCGAATCCAGTAACAACATTGCCTTTGATGCGGAGTTATAACGATGAATGAAATAAACATTGAATCGGCGGTTTACTCCGTAGACTTTGAAGGCAACAACTGCTCCATCAACGCAACCATTGACGGTATCCGGGTGTCAGTACCTCTTGACCCAGCCAACCGTCACTACGCCGAAATCTCGCGTCAGGTTGAAGCGGGTGAATTAACTATACAGGAAGCTGATTAATGGCATACATAGGATCAGAGCCAAATTATGGAACGGTAGCTTCCCAGCGCTTTACGGGCGATGGGTCAACGACCTCGTTTGGCCTGACCCAGACTGTTCCAGACGGTGAGTCAATCATAGTCACTATCGGCAACGTGGTTCAAGAACCGGGGGCCTCGGCTGCATATACGGCATCCGGCAACACCCTAGCCTTTAGCGCCGCACCGGCTAACGGTGATGTGATTATGGTGCGCTACCTTGGGCGTTCTATTGACACGCCATCTAGCTACACCAACGTCATCCGGTTTAAGTATGTGGCTACAGCCAGCCAGACAGTCTTTACTGGTGCGGACATCAACAGCGCCATTCTGGCCTTTAGCGGCTCTGTTGTAGATGTGTTTTTAAACGGTGTGCATCTGGACGAAACAGACTATACTATCAGCAACGGCGACACGGTTACTTTAGCCACTGGCGCTACACTGAATGACGAGATTGTAATTATAGCCTACCGCGCCCAGACCTTTGCGGATGTGGTGGCAGCGTCAACTGGAGGAACTTTTGCTGGCGGCATTACCGCGCCGAACTTCCAGACGACAGTAACGAAGGTACATACGGCTGTGTTCCGCACCAACAACCAGACGGTTACGCAGAACACGACAATTGCCACGGCAGAAAATGCGCTGGCTATTGGCCCATTGAGCATAGACCCATCAGCCACAATCACGGTTGACGGCAACTTAACAATACTGTGAGGCATAGATGGCTTCGATATTAAATGTAGACCAAATCAATAATGCGGCGGGTACGAGTGCGCTTACCATTGATAGCAGTGGTAATGTTCTTATGCCGGGTCGTGTTTTGCAGGTGCAAAATTATGTTGGCATGACTAGCTTTACTACTAGCTCTGGCTCTTATGTTAAATGTACAAACCTACAGGTTAATATTACACCTTTGTCTGCATCGTCAAAAATATTGGTTATAGTGAATGCAATTGCGTATCCCGGAACCTATACACGCTATCTATATCAAACAATATTTAGGACAGTTGGTGGTGTAGACACAGACATTAGCGGAACAACTCCCGCGTCAGGCAATGACCGCAGCGGATTAACGTATTTTTATGATAGTGGAACATCTGTTACTCGGCAGAATGTTAGTTTGCAGTTTTTAGACAGTCCTTCCACTACTTCTACCATAACATACAGCCCCGCTGTTAGAATTGGGTCAGACAGTCATACAATAACTTTTGGTCAAACCAACCTCGGTAACACTATTATCGCGATGGAGATTGCACAATGAGTACTCTCTATGTAGATACCATTAACGAGAAGACTAGCGGCAACGGTGTTCAGATTGCTGACCTTGTGCCAGCAGCGGGTAGTGTGATTCAGGTTGTCGAAGGGTCAATGGATGATAGACTTGCGATTTCGACAGGTGGGGTTTGGACAGCAGTTTCAGGCTTAACTGCATCAATTACACCAACATCAGTAAACAGCAAAATCCTTGTTCAATGTAATGTCAATCTTGCAGGGGCCTATGCCGCCTATACAGTTGGCGCAAGGCTCTATGTGAACGGTTCGCATTTAAGCGCAGCCTCATCAAGTGACACTACTTATTCCAATGACGCAGGTTGCTGGTTCGCTGTTGGCGCACAACAATGGAACAATTACATAAGAGAGCAAGCCAGCGCACAGTACCTACACAGCCCAAGTTCAACCTCACAGCAAACCTATTCTCTTTATGTAAATGACCAGAGAGACGCAAGTGTTGTTTATGTAAACCGATATCACTATTCAGATAATGTTTCTTATATGTACTCCACACGCTCAAACTTTATACTAATGGAGATTGCACAATGACGAGCATATTGAAAGTCTCCGAGATCCAAGACCCAACGAACAGCAACACCGCGCTGACGATTGATAGTGCTGGGCGTGTGCTGATGCCAGCCAAATCAGCGTTCTTTGTTCATCGGTCTGGCTCTGCTTATACTTGGGGTGCCGGTGTAGCACAATTTGACACCGTTGTGATTGATACTGACAGCGGATGGGATGCTACTAATTATCGCTACGTTTTCCCTGTTGGTGGTCTTTGGTGGGTAAATGTTCTTTGGCACAATACAACCAATCAACAGTCTAGCGGGTATATTAGAAAAAACGGTAGTAATTATATGTTTGGCTACCAATCTAACCCCACCGGTGGTTACGAAGGGACGTTCAACCTTGTTGCTTTGATGGAAGTTAATGCCGGAGATAACGCTGATTTTATTGGATATAGTGGCGCATCTGCTGGTGTTGGTACGGTTGGCGGGGTAGTATCATCTGCCTTTCAAGGATATTTATTAGGATAGGAGTAACAAACAAAATGGCATCAATAGCAGAGGCTCTGACCGAACTAGGCATCACCGAATGGGTGTTGCGCGGTGAGCCAACAAATGAAGCAGAGTTCAACGAGATGTTCCGTAAGGTTACGGGCGCTGACGCAAACGGCTCGGCTATCGAAAGCAGCAACGTAGCTGACTGGGGATGTAGCTGGGCAACCGTCAACGCAAAGCTAACCGAGCTTAATGCAGCGGAGCCTTTGAAGCTGTTACGCGCCGAGCGTGACCGCTTGATTGCGGCTACCGACTGGTGGGCATCGTCTGACCTTACAATGAGCGCCGAGCGTACAGCATACCGTCAGGCACTGCGTGACATCACTGACAGCTACACCTCGCTTGACGATGTAGTGTGGCCTACAAAGCCGGAGTAAGTAAATGAGCAACGCCCGAAATCTAGCAAACCTACTTGGTACTGGAACGCAGATAACCACTGCCGATATTGCTGATGGGGCGTTTCAGGCAAACAAGAACCTCATCATCAATGGGTCACAAATCGTGGCACAGCGGGGTACGAGTGGAACAAGCACCGCAGACATTTACACAATGGATAGGTTTGCGTTAGGTCACGGGTCGCCTGTAAACGCTATGACTTTTGAGCAATCCACAGATGCACCTGCCAATTTCAAGAATAGCTTAAAGATAACAGCAGGGACTGGGGCAAGTGCTAGTACAACAGGCTATGCTATTTTGCGTCAAGCTATTGAAGGCCAGAATATATCGCATCTTGGATTTGGAACTAGCGCGGCAAAAGCCCTTACTTTGTCATTCTGGGTTAAGTCTAGCCTGACTGGAACTTTTGGTGTAAGCGTTAGAAACCAAGCTGGAACTAGAGCGTATGGTGGCACTTATTCTATAAGCTCTGCTAACACTTGGGAGTATGTAACTGTTTCAATTCCTGCCGACACATCAGGCACTTGGCCTACTGATAATGGTATTGGATTACATCTTTTCTGGGATTTAGGTGCTGGCTCAAACTACGATATTGCGGCTGGCTCTTGGACAACTGGCTCTAATATGTTTGGTGTTCAAAGCACAGTAAAACTAACAGAGACAACTGGCGCAACCTTCAACATCACAGGCGTCCAGCTAGAAGTAGGCGACACAGCCACGCCGTTTGAACACCGCAGCTTTGGCGATGAGTTGGCTAGGTGTCAGAGGTATTATGCTAGAAGTTATGATATAGGAACTGATACAGGAACCAACACTTTAGTTGGTGCTGTAACGACCAGACAGGGTGGCACACCAAGTACAAACAATGTAGCGTTTAATGTAGATTTTCCTGTTACTATGCGCGCCGCACCAACCATAACCCTTTATGCAAAAGACGGTACATCTGGTCAAGTTAGTGATTTTGG